TAAGGACGCCATCTCGTTCGCCACAGCTGACCTGCTGCTGCCGAACGGTGTGGACATGGCTTCTCGCCAGGTTCACAACGGTATCTCCATGCGCGTTGTCCGTCAGTACGACATCAACAACGACCGTATGCCGTGCCGTATTGACGTTCTTTATGGCTATTCCGTGATCCGCGCGCCCATGGCCGTGCGTCTCTGGGGCTAACAGGTTAGAAAGAAAGGATAAATCACATGGCACTTCCTTCTGTTGGTGGTGGCTATCAGTTTAATGATGGCAACCTGAACGAGGTCAAGATTTCGGTTGCCGCGGCTCCCGCCACGGCGACTGATAGCGCGACCCTGACTGTGGCCCAGTTGACCAACGGCATCATCATCGGCACCCCGACAACCACGGCGGCGTATACGCTGCCGCTGGCCGCCGACGTCGATGCTGCGCTCGGCAACGCCAAGGTCGGTTCGACCTTCGACTTCCGCGTCATCAACACGACCACGGCTGGCGTCATCACCATGACGACCAACACGGGTTGGTCGATTGGCTCGGGCGGTTCGCAGGGTCTGATGACCATCGCGGCCACGGCCGGCACTGTGCGGGCTTTCCGCGCCCGCAAGACGGGCGACGGAACCTGGGCGCTCTACGCCATCTCGTAAGCAACAAGGCCCCCGCTTCGGCGGGGGCTTAACCCTTCAAGGAGATCAACATGCCGAATACCAAGCCTGTTGGTGTCGCCTACGAGGACCAGTACCTTAACGGCGCTACCATCGAAAATCCGGTCTATACGGCAAAAGGCGCGGCGCTGACGGCCCAGCTTACGACGATTACGTCCACGGCTCCCGTCACGCCCGACTATGCTATTCAGGATTTGACCCAGACGACGCCGTTTGGCTTCGTGACCAAGGATGAAGGCAATTCGGTTCTGTCGGTTATCGCTAACCTTCAGACCCGCGTTTCCCAGCTTGAAAGCCGCCTTCAGGCTCTTGGCCTGATTACTTAACCAGACAGGCGGTCTTCGGGCCGCCTGCCCTTCACAAAGGAAACACATGGCTGAAATCTATCTGATGCACCCGAGACATGGCGTCAAAATTGCCTCTCTGGAGATGGAAGCGCAGCACGACGAAATGCACGGTTGGGTTCGATTTGATCCGGCGGACTTGGAAGAAGAGTTGTCTGAACCGCTGGTTGAGGATAGTGTGATGGCCGAACCTCGCCGCCGCGGGCGACCGAGGCAGATGCAGGACGGTTGACATGGCGACGGCTGGCGACATTATTAACGGCTCTCTTCGTCTGATCGGGCAGTTGGCGGAAGGCGAAACGCCGTCTTCCGCGACGTCTCAAGACGCGCTTCTGGCCCTGAACCAGATGATTGATAGTTGGAATACGGAGCGCCTCGCCGTCTTTTCTACGATTGACCAGGTTGAAACTTGGCCACCTAGCACGCGGTCGCGCACGTTTGGGCCGACCGGAGACATTGTCGGTACGCGTCCGGTAATGATCGACGACAGCACATATTTTCGCGACCCGGCGTCCGGTATCTCCTACGGTCTGAAGCTGATCAACCAGCAGCAGTACAATGGCATTGCGGTCAAAACCGTCACCAGCACCTATCCGCAGGTGATGTGGGTCAACATGACCTATCCCAATATTGAGATGTATGTCTATCCGGTACCGACCAAGGTGTTAGAGTTCCACATCGTCTCGGTGCAAGAACTAACCCAGCCGGCTACGCTGGCGACAGACCTAGCGTTCCCGCCTGGATACCTGCGCTGTTTCCGTTACAATCTGGCTTGCGAACTGGCGCCTGAATTTGGCGTCGAGCCGTCGCGGCAGGTGCAGCGCATCGCCATGACGTCCAAGCGCAACTTGAAGCGTATCAACAACCCCGATGACATCATGGCGCTGCCCTACAGCATCGTCGGCACGCGTCAGCGGTTCAACATCTTTGCCGGAAACTACTGAGGTTCTCCATGACAACTGTCGCCATCTCCCAGCTTCCTGCCGCGACTACCGCCGCAAGTACAGACGAAATCCCAATTGTTCAGGGCGGCGTCACAAAGAAACTGACCAACGCGCTGCTTTTTAGCACCTCGACGCTGGCAAACGCGACCGGTCTTCCGATTGTTGCGGGCACGACAGGAACGCTTACGGTCCCCCGCGGCGGCACAGGCGCCACGACTTCAACGGGCACTGGTTCTGTTGTCTTGTCAAACAGCCCTACTCTTACCACTCCGGTTCTTGGGATCGCAACTGCTACGTCCATCAACAAGGTGGCGCTAACGGCGCCCGCCACGTCGGCTACTCTTACTATCGCGGATGGGAAGACGCTTACCGCCAATCACTCTCTTACGCTGGCGGGCACTGACAGCACGACAATGACGTTCCCGTCCACGAACGCAACCATCGCGCGTACAGACGCGGCGCAGACGTTTACCGGAAACCAGACGATTAACGGCGCGGTTATTGGCAACGTTCAGTCGCTTTCCGGCGCCGGCGCCGTAGACGTTACGAGCTTCGCTACGGCTTTCACGTCCACTGCTACCGGCAACGCGCTGACCTTGGCAAACGGCACAGTCGGTCAGATTAAGACGGTGGCGTATGTCGCGGAAGCGGCTGGCGCAGACACAGGTATTCTTACGCCGTCGTCGCGCGTAGGCTACAGCACAATTACGTTTACAAACGTCGGAGACAGTGTCACGCTGCAATACTTTACCCAGGGATGGGCAGTTGTCGGCGTGCGCGGCGCGACTGTGGCTTAACCAATGCAGACGCCTATTCTCGGTTCAGCATATACGGCCCGCAGCGTAAACGCTGCGGACAACCGCATGGTGAACTTGTTCCCGGAAGTTGTACCGGAAGGCGGAAAACAACCCGCCTTCCTTCAACGCGTGCCGGGGTTGACCCGCCGTGTTACCGTTGGAACAGGGCCGATCCGCGGGCTTTGGGAACATGGCAACTATCTGTATGTTGTGTCCGGTAACACGTTTTATCAAATCACATCTGGTTATACAGCCGTAGCCCGAGGGGTCGTTGCTGGTTCCGGCTTGGTAAGCATGGCCGACAATGGCACGCAAATCTTCATCGCCGCAAGTCCTCTGAGTTATATATACAACACGTCTACCGGCGTGTTTGGTCAGATTACGGACCCGGATTTTCCCGGTGCCGCCGTTGTCGATTATCTGGACGGCTACTTCGTGTTCATCGAACCCAACAGCCAACGTATCTGGGTGACCGCGCTGTTGGATGGAACCAGCATTGATCCGTTGGATTTTGCCAGCGCCGAAGGCGACCCGGACAACATCATCAGCATGATCGTTGACCACCGCGAGGTTTGGCTATTCGGCAACAACTCAACCGAAGTCTGGTACAATGCGGGGCTGACGGATTTTCCGCTGGTTCGTATTCAGGGCGCCTATAACGAACTCGGCTGCGCTGCCCGCTATAGCGTTGCCAAGATGAACAATCAGATTTACTGGCTGGGCAAAGACTTCCGCGGTCAGGGTATTGTTTACGTGGCTAACGGATACCAAGGCCAGCGCATTTCCACGCACTCTATCGAATGGCAAATCCAGCAGTACGGCACGATGTCCGACGCCATCGGCTACACTTACCAGCAAGACGGCCACTCGTTCTATGTTCTTGTGTTTCCGTCCGCGGGCAAGACGTGGGTATACGACGCCTCGACGGGTGCATGGCACGAACGCGCCGGATGGGACGACAACTGGACGCGCTATCGCGGGCAGGCGCAGGTTTTCTACAACAACGAAAATCTGCTGGGCGACTACGAGAACGGCAATATCTACGCCGTTGACCAAGACACTTACACATATAACGGCGAAACGCAGCGCTGGCTGCGGTCATGGCGGGCGCTTCCAACCGGCGAGAACACGCTGCGGCGTACCGCGCAGCACGCGCTTCAGCTTGACTGCGAAACGGGCGTTGGGTTGGAACAGTACCCGGCCTACGACGCCGAGGACCTGACAGCCGAGAACGGTGATATTCTGCTGGCTGAATACGTCCAGAACGACCTCATTACGGAAAGCGGCGACGTCATGACGACGGAAGCCGGCGACGGGTCGCAGACGCTGGTGGATACTCCCGACGCCACATACGACACAACGCCGCCTGTTTACCTTGCGACAACGTCTTATCTGGCCGCGCCTGGCTATGACCCGCAGGCTATGCTTCGCTGGTCGGATGACGGCGGGCACACGTGGTCCAATGAACACTGGCGGTCCATGGGTAAACTTGGCGAATATGGATACCGCACGATCTGGCGCCGTCTTGGAATGACGACGAAATTGCGCGACCGTGTCTATGAAGTGTCTGGCACGGACCCGGTAAAGATTGCCATTATGGGCGCTGAACTACAGGTGAGTGGCACAGGTGCCTAATATCACCAACATCACGCCGCCCCGCGTACCGCTGACCGATCCGCGGACGGGTCTGATCTCGCGTGAATGGTACCTGTTTTTGCTCAGTCTGTTCAATCAGACGGGCGGTAGCCTTGTTTCCTTGGAAGACGTCCAGAAAGGGCCGCCGGGGGAAACCGTTGATGCTAACGCCCTTTTGTCGGCTGCGCAATTGTCTTCTGGCGTTTTGCCGTCTGATCTTGGGCCGATCATTACCGCGTTGCAGGCACTAGAGGTTTCGCAACGGGCAGCGTTTGACCCGACCAATCTGCAAAACAGCATTCAGGCGCTGGAACTGGCGCCCGCTAACACGCCGCAACTGCCGCGTTTGCGCTATGGATCATTCTGCGACACGACCACCCAAACGGCGGCCGCGATCAACACCGCATATGCGATGACGTTCAACACAACGGAAATATCAAACGGCGTCTACGTCGGGTCGCCAACGTCACGAATATATACAGACACACATAACGTTTATAATCTTCAGTTCTCCGCGCAGCTTGACAAAACATCTGGCGGCGTTGGGTTGGCTTGGTTTTGGCTGCGTAAAAATGGTGTGGACGTACCTAATTCGGCAGGGCAAGTGCGCATCCAAGGAAACGACGCAGAATTGGTGGTCGCTTGGAACTATCTCGTAGAGTTAGGCGCGGGGGATTACATCGAGCTTATGTGGGAAGTTGATACGACGGATATTCAACTTCTTTATGAAGCTGCGACCGCTGTTCATCCGGCAGTGCCGTCTGTTATTCTTACCGTTACCGACAACATCAGTTCATAGGGGGTCAGCATGACCGTCACAGTCAAAGTCCTTGTCCCGGCCAAGACCGCTGAAAACAGCCAGACGACGCAGTACACGGCGACGGGCGTCACGGCCATCATCGACAAGTTTACGGCCACCAACTATTCCGCGACCGCAGCGACCATCAGCGTCAACCTGGTGACGGCGGCGGGATCGGCAAGCAACGACAACCTGATCGTCAAGACCAAGACGTTGCAGCCGTCCGAAACATACACCTTCCCCGAACTGGTCGGGCATGTGCTGGCGCCTAGCGGGTTCATCTCGACCATCGCCGGGACGGCATCCGCGATCAACATCCGCGTTTCGGGCCGCGAGGTGACGTAATGATTGAGGTGCGCCGCGCCAGCAAGGACGATTTGCAGGCGTGCCTTGCCATGACGGCGCGGTTTCACGGCGCGTCGCCTGTCGCAGAGGTTGCACCGTTTGATCGGGGCGGCATGGCGGTGACGCTACACGGCATGTTCGCCAATCCCCGCGCGGGCGTATGGTTGGCCCTGCGCGACGAGGTGCCGGTCGGTCTGGCCGGGGCGCTGTGCTACCCCTTGTACTTTAACCCGACTTGCGAGGTTGTGCAGGAACTGTTCTGGTGGCTGGAGCCAGAAGCGCGGGGTTGCGGGGCGGCGGAAATGCTATTTCAAAACGTGCAGAATTGGGCTAAGGATATGGATGCCGTTGCGGTATTCATGATTGCGTTGGACGATGCCCGTGTGGACAAGATGGACAGGTTTTACAAGCGCGCCGGGTTCCAGCCCATGGAGCGCACTTATATGAAAGGGTCACTGGCATGGCAATAGCAACAGGCGCAGCCATTCTGGGCGCGGCGGCCATCGGAGCCGCTGGCAGCGCGATTTCTGGAATTGTTGGGTCGAACAAGGCCGCCAAGGCTCAGAAGGACGCGGCTAAGTCAGCCGAGCGGGCGCAGCAGAACGCGCTTGCGGCGCAGACGGCGCTGGCCAAGCCTTACGTTGAAGCTGGCAAGACCGCGCTGGCTGAATACCAGAAGCTAGCGCCGTATCAGTCTTTCGGAATGCAGCAGTTTCAGGCTGATCCCGGATACGGGTTCCGCATGTCGGAGGGTATGAAGGCGCTGGAACGGTCGGCCGCGGCCCGCGGTTTGCTTCAGTCTGGCGGTACGCTTAAGGATGTTACGCGCTTTGGGCAGGACTTGGCCAGCCAAGAGTATCAGAACGCATTCAGCCGGTATCTGACTGAACGCGAAGCGCGCATGGACCCCTACCGTTACCTGACCGGTGTTGGTCAGGCTGCGGCTGCCGGGCAGGCCGCCAACGTCGGCACGACCGGCGCGGCGCTGGCCGACATTGCGGCGCAGCGCGGCAACGTACAAGCAGCGCAGGCAATGGGCACGGCAGGCGCCATCGGCAACGCCATCAGCGGCATCGGCCAAGCTGTCGGCGGTTACTACGCCAATGAACCGTATGTGAACTATCTCAGGTCCATCACACCCAGCACGTCGGTGTAGTAAGAGGTCGCCATGCCGCTTGATCCCAGCATTATCGCCAACTCCATGTCCAACATGGCGGCCAACATGCCCGACGTGAACGCGCTTATGCAGCAGCGTGTGCAAGGTATGGAGAACATCTACAAGATTGAGACGGCGCGGCAGGAGCAGGCCAAGCTGGCCGAAAAGGAAGCGGCGCAGAAGGCCGCTGAAGCCATGCTGCCCGCAGTGGCCACGGCATTCTCAGACCCGTCTGATACAGGGTTGGACGCGGCCTCGTCGCAGCTTCCGCCTGAGATTGCGTCGGCTTTTGCGCCGTTCTTGCAGCGCATTAAAGCCATTCCTGACCTCAAACTACGTAAGTCTCTTTTGCGGGCTGAATTGGCTAAAGATGACGAGGGTCGGTTTATTTTAGGCCAGCTTGAGCCGAGTGCTAACATGCAACTTCAGGCTGCTACGGCAGCGCAGAGCGCCGCAATTAACATGCGCCGCCTGACGCTGGACGAACAGAAGCAGGCACTTGAAGAGCGCGGCGAAGGTGCCTGGGAGTTGAAAGAAGGTGTAGACGAAAATGGCGCTCTTATTTTTGTTTGGGCCAACCCGCGCACAAAACAGATAATACCGGCTGACCTTACCGGCGCCGCCTCTAGCGGTGTGCCGGGCGCTGCCCCCGGCCCTGCACCTATCCCGGCGCCGTTGCCGTCAACGGACCTTGTCACGCCGCGGCAGCCGGTCCCCGGCGCCCCTCAAGTCGCGCCGCCTATTAGCGTGGCGCAGCCGCCAGCAGAACGGCCGGGGGCTAAATTCAGGCCGAAGCCTAAAAAAGAAGATGAAATGACGCAAGAAGAGCGGCGCCGCGCTGCGTCCGTGCGTTACGCAGTTAAAAACGTCGAAAAAGTTCTTCAGACAATCGACAAAGACCCCGCATCGTTTGGGCAGGGCGCAGACGAGTTCGCGCTGTCGCTAATTCCTTTTGGCGCGGGCGAAGATTTTAAGTCCTTTGTGCAAGACGCTAACCGCGAGCAAGTCTATTACCGTATGAACCAGACCGTGGCCACGCTGCTTCGTTTGGCTACGGGGGCCGCGTTTACGACCCCTGAACTGGTTACGGAAGCTAGCTCGTTTATGCCGAAGTTTGGCGATGATCCGGCGACGGCGCGCGATAAACTAGACGCTCTTCAAGACCGCGTCATAAGTGAAGTTGGGTCAACGGGCCGCGGGTTTACGCCTGAAGATCAGGCCGAACTTAACGCGCTTTTGGGTGCGTTTGAAACTATGAAGAACAAACTATACCCCGAAGAAGCGGCAGGTGGGGGCGATTTGCCGGAAGGCACAACATCTTCAAATTGGTGAGGCACACATGCCGCGCAACATTACGCTGACTTTTGACGACGGCACGACACATGTTTACAAAAACGCGCCGGATGATCTTACGCCGCGCGCAGTTTATGACCGCGCGGCAAAAGAGTTTACAGGCAAAAAAATCGTTAACATAGACGGAGGGCGCGGCGCTGCGGCAGCGCCTGCGACTGATCGTACTGTTATGCAGTATCTAGGTGAGACGGCGGGGAACATTATCCCGAGTGGCGCCGCGATGCTGGGCGGTATGTACGAGGCAATTACCAGCCCGGTTGAAACTGCCAAGGGTTTGGGCTTGGCTGCGTATGGCGGCGCGCGAAATGTTGCCGAAGCTGCGCTTCCGACAGCGGCGTTTGACGTTATCAAGAGCGTAGAAAACCCCGAGATTGCGCGGCAGGCCGTTCAAGTTGCAAACGCTATCGGCGGCATTTACAAAGACCGATACGGCAGCGTTAACCAGTTGCTAGATACGATCCGCACGGACCCGGTCGGCGCGGCGGCTGATCTGTCCATAGTTCTGTCAGGCGGCGCGGCGGCTACCACTAAGCTGCCGGTGGTGTCAGGCGCGTTACGCACCGCAGCGCGCGTAGCTGACCCTATAGCCGAAGCCGCAGGGCGAGCTATTGGAGGTACTGCGCGGCTGGGGGCGGCAGGTATTAACCGACTGACCACTTCGGCAGAAACGCGGTTTTTGAATGAGCTTGCGGCCGGGCGTGGGCAGGAACTGGCGCAAGTTGCGCGGACTGCGCCTCGCTATCCTGGCGTTACACCCACGTTTGCTGAAGCCACGACAGAAGTCCCTGTGCCGCGTGTGCAGGCGTTTGGGCGTGAAGCCGCCGAAAAGCAAGACGTGGCGGCCGAAGTCGGGCGCCGCGCCAAACAGACCAAAATTCTTGAAGACCTCAAGACCATTTCTAAAACGCCGGAAGAGCGCGCGGCACTTGAAAGGGCGCGCGACGCCAAGGCGAAAGAAGACTATGGTAAGGCGTTTGCGCAGACTGTAGTGGAAGATAAGACGTTGCGGTCGCTCTTCGCAACGCCGTCCATGCAGAAGGCAGTCGCAGAAGCGTCTAAGATTGCGGCAGAACAAAAAGTACCGTTTGCAATCGGCAAAACCAAACCGCAACAAATAGGGGTAGACCCGGCTACAGGTAAAATTAAGGTAACGCCTGCCACAACAGCAAAGTACAACGTTCAAAACCTGCACATTGTTAAGCAGGCATTAGACGACATTCTTAAAAATCCAGACCAGTTTGGTATTGGGGCTACTGAGGCTAACGCTATCCGCGACACGCGGGCCAAGTTTTTGGGTTGGCTAGAAGACAAAGTTCCAGAATATAAGGACGCAAGGCAGAACTATGCGAAAGCCAGCAAAGAACTGGCGCGCGCAGACTGGGGCGATTTTGCCGTACAGAAACTGACGTCTTCTATGTCTGAAGACGCGCCGTTGAGAGCGCGCAATTTTACAAATGCTATCCGCGAAAGCCTGGGGCCAAATGCGCCAGCATCTCTTAGGCGTGCAATCGGCGGCGGGTCGCGGTATGACGATCTGACTAAGCTGTTGAACGCGGACGAGATGAAGATTGTCGATGATGTGGTCGCGCAGCTTGGCCGTGAAGAAGTGGCCGCGGGCATGGCGCAGCGCGGCGCAGGAGCGGCGCCTAAACTCGAAGACCTATCTAAAACTGAAAAAGTTCAGGTTTTCAATCAGATGTGGACGTTGGCGCAGGAAGCGTATAGCCGTCTTGCTGGACGTCTTGGCGAAGCAAAAAAGGCCAAAGTGGCGTTGGCTACGCTTAACGCCGACACCATGGCTGATCTTATGGAGCGCGCGGCAAAGAAACAAGCCCGCGTTGAAACCGTAACCACACCAATCCGCAAAGCGGGTGCTGCGGCGCAGGCTACTGTTGCCGGGTCTGTTGGTACGGCGGCAGGGCGGTTTGAGACAGAAGCAAACCGCAATGCGTTCTTGACGGACGCATTAGGGCGTTCGTATGACATTCGTGGAAACCGAATGGCGAGGTGATGACGTGGATTATCAAGTGCTTTTCAATCTCGCCGTCGGCGCCGCCGGCCTCTTTGGAGGGTATGTCTTGAGCAGGATTTACCACAGTCTCGACCGTCTTGATGAAGACGTGCGCAAGATACCACTGAACTACGTCCAGAAGGATGACTTCAAGACGGCAGTCGCGGACATCAAGAACGACATTCGGTCCGGCTTCCAGCAGGTGGACCGCACGCTGAACACGCTATTCGAGCGCATCAACGAGAAGGCCGACAAGGCATGAAGCTGAACATCACGTCCCTGTCGCGGCTGCGCGGCGTCCACCCCGACCTGGTGCGCGTCGTGCTGCGCTGCGCTGACGACTGGAAGGACAAGGATACCGGCTTCATCGTCACGCAGGGGCTGCGCACGCTTGAGGAGCAGAAGCTGCTCGTCAAGAAGGGCGCCAGCAAGACGTTGCGGTCGCGTCACCTCAAGGCCCCCAATGGTTACGGACACGCCGTTGACCTTGCCGTCGTGCTGAAGGATGCCGTTACCTGGCACTGGCCTCTGTACGAGCGTCTGGCCAAGGCGATGAAGGCAGCGGCCAAGGCCGAGAAAGTGCCGCTCGAATGGGGCGGCGACTGGCCGAAATTTAGAGATGGACCGCATTACCAACTGCCGTGGAAGGAATACCCCGGCACAAAGAAAGGCAAGTGACATGCTTAAAGGCTACAAGACCTATATCCTCGCTGGCGTGACCGTTATCGGCGCCGTAGCGTCCTATCTGGTTGGTGACATCTCGCTTCAGGCGGCGGTCCAGCTTGCCGTTACGGCCGCGCTGGGCGCCGCCCTCCGCGATGGTATCAACACCGCCGTCAAGAAGTAGGCGCATCATCGTTGCGGGTTAACGCGCGTTCAATTAACGTAGCGTAACCCGCAACATCACGCCAGTGATCTGGCTCATGCGGGTTTCCCGCCAAGATGCGCCCGATCTTGCTGGCGATCATCTCCAGCGTTTCTCGTTCAGTATCGTCCAGTACCTTCCAGTTACGCCCGCGGCGCATGGCGTCCTTCAGTTCCTGCGCCATGGACGCTACGTTGTAAAAGGCGCCGTGCGTCTTCGCACGTTCGTCGAGCAGGTCAGACACGCTTGATGGCCTCCAGCAGTTCCTTGCGTTCCCGCGTCGCGCGCAGCGTCGTGAACCGCTGGTGCAGACGCTTGATGAACACGCTGCGGCGGTGCGTCGTGACCTCTTCGTCAAGCATCCGCTTGACCTCGGCCTCGGTGCAGCTTCGCAGCACCACGTTCAGATCGGTCCAATTCACTTCAGTTCCTCCAAGGCCAGGTCAGAGATAGACCGCTTGTCGGACAGCGCGGCCCAGATGCGCTCGTCCACGGTCTTGTTGGTCAGCAGCACGTAGCACCACACGTCATGACGCTGGCCGCTGCGGTGCAGGCGCCCAATGGCCTGCTCGTAAAGTTCCAGTGACCACGGCAGCGACAGGAACACGATCTTGTTACCGCCCGCTTGCAGGTTCAGGCCGTGGCCGGCTGACTTGGGGTGCGCCGCCAGCAGCTTGATCTCACCCCGGTTCCAGCGTTCGATCACGTCGCGCCCGTCGTCCAGCGTCCACAGGTCGGCCGGATAGCGGCGCTTCAGTTCCGCCAGTTCCTCGACAAAGTTGTAGAAGATCAGCGTGTTGTCGCGCTGGTTGCCGTCCAGCACCTCTTCCAAAAGGTCGAACTTGTGGGTCGAAAACCACGCAGGCGACCGGTCTTCGCCGTAGACCCAGCCGCCCGCCAACTGTTGCAACTTCATCGTGACGGCGGCGGCAGACGCCGCGATGGCCTCCGTCGTCGGCAGCGTCGTGATGAAGTGCTTCTTCATCTGCTCGTAGGGCGCGCGGTCAGGCAGGTCGGCGCGCATCTCGACCGTATGCAGCGGCGGCAGCGTGTCCTTGTACTCGCCAGGCTCAAGGACGAAGGTGGCGGGCTTGATCCGCTGCATGACCTGCGGCAGCGCGTTGGGGCGCGGCTGCCAGTCGTTGAACTCACGGTTGGCGCAGTAGAAGTATTGCTGGAGGAAGGCGCCCTTGGACCGGCCGAGCAGCTTTTCGTCCACGATCTTGCACTGGCCAAAGACGTCCTCCAGACCGTTCGACGTGAACGAGCCGGTCAGTCCGATCCGCACCTTGACGTTGTCGATCAGCTTGTGCAGCGCCTTGAAACGCTTGCCGGACGGGTTCTTGAGCCGCGTCAGTTCGTCGAACACGATGCCGTCGAACCGCTTCAGGTCGGTCAGCTTGTCGAGGTTGTCGTAGTTGATCACGACCG